GTAAAAATTTGGTGAAGATGGACGCAATCGCAGCAAGAGCTTTGACGGTCATGCGAGCATGTGTGACGATGCAAGAACCGAGAGCCACGTTACAGGCGGAAGTGATGGAAACGTTAGGAATAGTGACAACTAGATATAATGGGATAACATTACGTGGTGTTGTAATGAGGCCGGCTTCACAAGAGCAGCGGAACGATATGTTTTTCATGTGTCTGGATATGGCTTTAGCGGCAGCAAACATCAATTTGGGTATTGTGTCACCACATTATGTTCAACATTTGGGAACTTTGAGTGTCTTGGCTGAAGCACAGATTCCGTTTTCAGTGGATTCCGCATCGAAGGTGGCAAGGATAACTGGTGAGACGGCGACGTGGGGACCAGACAGGCAATTAAATGGCTTCTTTATGGAGACTGCGGATGTGAACCAACCAGGGAGATATTTTCAAAGAGGCGGGGGAGGTATCACTACAGCGGTGGTAAACTCAACTACAATTCAAGTGTCATTAGCTGGGAATGCGAGAGGTGATATACAGGGAGCTTTTCAAGGGAGAGGCGATCCAGTCATGATCTATTTCGTATGGCGAAGATTAGCGACATTTGCTAGTGTACAAGGTAATTCACAGAATTCGCCTCAAGGTATGACTCTTTCAGTTGGTGGCGTTGAGATGCGGCCTGGACGTGTGGTTGCTTGGAATGGAATGAATCCAATTACTGTACACAATCCAGCGGGTGCGCAAGGGATGATTAGCATTGAGGTTGTTTGGTATATTTCATTGGATAAAACTTTGGATCAAACTTCAACATTGCATTCGGATATGTATAACGTGTATTCGTACCGGGATCCAACTTGGCATGGTTTGCGAGCAGCGATCTTAAACCGTACGACTTTACCTAATGTAATACCACCAATTTATCCACCATCTGATAGAGACGATGTGATGATTATTACGTTACTGTCAGCATTAGCAGATGTTTATACTGTGTTGCAGCCACAGTTTGAACTTTTCGGCGTTGCTCCAATACAAGGTCCGATAAACAGAGCTATTGCGCGTGCCGCTTATCAGTAGTTCGCATGTTGCACAGTCGTGCGACTACTAAGATAGCATGCGTCGCCGTTGCTATATATGAGTAGTATAGTTTATACGTTTTCCCAAATTACACTTAC